AAAATGTTTACAGACAAAGTAGTACCTATTAGTATTAATTATCCTTTCTTTTTTAAACCAATACAAGATGGTATGGATAGGCCGAAATCAGAGCTTGCATATAGAGTACCAGCTAGTAAATTTACAAGAAAAAAGATTACAGCTAATGAACAGCTAGAAGATATACAAGGGCTAGATACAACTATAGACTGGAAAAACACAGGTGATAATAGTTATGACGGTGAAAAGCTAGCTTTATTAGTACACGATGAAAGTGGTAAATGGGAAAGACCTGATAACATATTAAACAACTGGCGAGTAACTAAAACTTGTCTTAGACTTGGTAGTAGAATCATAGGTAAGTGTATGATGGGTTCTACCTCTAATTCTTTAGATAAAGGTGGTGAAAACTTTAAAAAATTATACAATGCATCAGATGTCACTAAAAGAAATAGAAATGGTCAAACAAAATCTGGTTTATATTCTTTGTTTATCCCAATGGAATGGAACTACGAAGGATTTATTGATGAGTATGGAGTTCCAGTATTCATTAACCCTAGTGTCGATGTGTTTGCCCCAGACGGCGAACTAATAGATATAGGCGTAATAGATCATTGGCAAAATGAAGCTGAAGGTTTAAAAGGAGATCAAGATGCTTTAAATGAGTTTTACCGTCAGTTTCCAAGAACTGAAGAACACGCATTTAGAGATGAAACAAAAAACAGTATATTTAACTTAGTAAAAATATACGAGCAAATAGATTATAACGAGGAAATGTCTAGAACATTAGGCATTACTACTGGTAATTTTCAATGGGTCAACGGTATAAAAGATTCACAAGTTATATTTTACCCTGATCAAAACGGTAGATTTAAAGTTAGTTGGGTACCATCTCAACATTTACAAAATAGAGTGGTTTTAAAAAATGGTATAAAATATCCTGGTAATGAACACATGGGAGCGTTTGGTTGCGACTCTTATGATATATCGGGAACCGTAGATGGAAAAGGATCTAAAGGAGCATTACACGGCTTAACCAGGTTTAGTATGGAGGACGCTCCTGCGAACAGCTTTTTTTTAGAATACTTATCAAGACCACCTACGGCTGAAATATTTTTTGAAGATGTATTGATGGCTTTAGTATTTTATGGTATGCCACTGTTAGCAGAAAACAATAAACCAAGACTTTTGTATTATTTAAGACGTAGAGGTTATAGAGGTTTTAGTATGAATCGGCCTGACAAAGTTTGGAATAAATTATCTGTAGCAGAAAAAGAAGTAGGGGGTATACCTAACTCAAGTGAAGATATAAAACAAGCTCATGCTGCTGCGATAGAGATGTATATACAAGATCATGTAGGCATGAACAAAGATGGTGGTTTTGGTAACTTATATTTCAACGAATTACTTAACGACTGGGCAAAATTTGATATAAACAAAAGAACAAAGTTTGATGCTTCAATAAGTAGCGGTTTAGCAATAATGGCTAACAATAGGCATTTATACGCTCCTAATGTAAAAGTTGAAAAACCTAAATTAAACATAAATATTTCCAGGTATAACAACGCTGGAACTAATTCACAAATAATAAAATAAATATGGGATATTTTAGTAAAAGTTATTTTCCAAGTCAAACTGTAAGCGATGCTGAAAAGCTTAGTTACGACTATGGTTTGAGAGTAGCTAAAGCTATAGAGCACGAGTGGTTTCATGACGAAAGAGGCACTAATAGATACAGAACATATAAAAATGATTTTCATAATCTAAGATTATACGCTAGAGGCGAACAATCAATACAAAAATATAAGGATGAGTTGTCTATAAACGGTGATTTGTCCTATTTAAATTTAGACTGGAAACCTGTACCTGTTATACCTAAGTTTGTAGATATAGTTGTAAATGGTATAGCTGAAAGAACTTACGATATACAAGCTTTTACCCAAGATACTTATGGCGTTGAAAAACGTACTAAGTACATGGAGGAAATAATGAGTGACATGCAAAACCAACAGTTTGATCAACAGGCTAGTCAACAGTTTGGTATAAACACTAGGGAAAGTGAAGTACAAGAATTACCAGAAACACCTGAAGAACTACAACTACATATGCAGCTTGATTACAAACAAGCCGTTGAAATAGCTCAAGAACAAGCTTTAGCCCTTTTGTTTGAAGGTAGTAATTATGAGTTAACTAAAAAACGTTTTTATAGAGATTTAACTGTTTTAGGTATTGGCGCTGTAAAAACAAACTTTACAACCTCTGAAGGCGCTACTGTAGAGTATGTTGATCCTGCTGATTTAGTTTATTCTTATACTGAATCGCCTTATTTTGATGATATATATTATGTTGGTGAAGTAAAAAATATACCAGTAAATGAGTTGGCTAAACAATTTCCTCATTTAACAGAAGAAGATCTAGAAGATATAATGAAAAACAAAAACTATAGTAGAAACAACTACAATAGTACTTATTCTGTTGAAAAAGATGACATAAATACTATTCAAGTTTTATATTTTAATTATAAAACTTATATGAATGAAGTTTATAAAATAAAAGAAACTGGAACTGGTTCTGACAAAATAATACCTAAAGATGATAATTTTAATCCACCTAAAGAAAAAGAAGGTGAGTATTCAAAACTATTAAGATCTATAGAAACTTTATACGAAGGTGCTTTAATATTAGGAACAGAAAAATTATTAAAATGGGAAATGGCCACAAACATGATGAGGCCTAAAAGTAATTTTACAAAAGTTAAAATGAATTACGCTATTGTAGCTCCTAGAATGTACCAAGGTCGTATTGATTCACTTGTAAAGCGTATAACTGGTTTTGCTGATATGATACAGTTGACACACTTAAAACTACAGCAAGTAATGTCTAGATTAATACCAGATGGTGTTTATTTAGATGCAGACGGACTCGCTGAAATAGATTTAGGCAATGGCACAAACTATAATCCACAAGAAGCTTTAAATATGTTTTTTCAAACAGGTAGTGTTATTGGACGAAGCTTTACTTCAGAAGGAGATATGAATCCAGCTAAAGTTCCAATACAAGAAATACAATCTGGTAGCGGTGGTGGTAAAATGCAGGCACTTATAGGTAACTATAACTACTATATGCAAATGATACGTGACGTAACTGGTTTAAACGAAGCTAGAGACGGTAGCACGCCAGATGTAAACGCTTTAGTAGGCGTTCAAAAATTAGCAGCAGCAAACTCAAACACAGCTACAAGACATATATTACAAGCTGGTTTATATTTAACAGCTGAAACAGCAGAGTGTTTATCACTTAGAGTTTCAGATATTATAGAGTATTCACCAACAAAAGATGCTTTTATACAAGCTATAGGTGCTCATAACGTTGCTACATTAGGTGAAATGTCAGAATTACATTTATATGATTTTGGTATTTTTATACATCTACAGCCAGACGAAGAAGAGAAAATGAAGTTAGAAAATAATATTCAAATGGCTTTACAACAACAAAGTATAGAACTAGAAGATGCTATTGATCTTAGAGAAGTTAAAAATATTAAACTTGCTAATCAACTTTTAAA